CTAGAACCTTTTGTAGAAGTTCCAGAACCGGCCCTAATAACTTTGGGTTTATTTTTTAGCTTTTTAGACTTTACATCTGACTTCTGTAATTGGTCATATTTTTGAGCTTTCAATAATACTAATATAGAACGATGATCTATCAGTTCAGTGAGTTCCTCCTGCGTAAAACCTTGTGTCTTAGCATAAGTTTGCAAGGTATTCGCCAACTCCTTTTGAGTTCCTGGCTCATCCCACTCAGGTAAAGCATCTACTAGCTTACTCCTCTCAACTTTCAACATTTCATGTCGGGCATTTTTCATTTGAGCCTGTTGAGCTTGAGCGGCTTGCGATTGCTGATATTGCAAAGATTGTATTCTTTCCTGAGCCTCTCTATATTGTTCCCTAGTTGTTACATACTCTATGGGGTCTTGTTCTCTTAACTCATCCCAGTTAATGTTCGAGAATTTTTCAATCTCAGAACCTTGACCGGCTATAATGTTGGTTAAGGCTTCCATGTACTGCTGACGCTCTTGCTGTATCTGATACACTTCGGAATTGTACTGCTGTTGCAGTGCTTCCATTTGCTTTCGATCATTAGCTACTTCTTGCGTCTTACGAGTGTAATCGGATTGTCGGCTATAGCCGCTAAGAAGTTCGTCAAGGCTAACTGATACTTCTTCACCATTTACGGTGACAGCATACAGTTCCTCTTCCTCTTCACTTTCCGTTTCCTCAGATTCTTCTTCCTCCTCTACGGATTCTTCTTCCTCTTCAGATTCCTCCTCAAATGATTCATCTTCCTCTAAAGGTTGAGACTCTTCTTCCTCGGTGGGTTGAGCTTCCTCAGTTTCTGGAGTTTCCTCTTCAGGTTCCAATAGGCTGAGTAATGCTTCTTGCGCTTCGGCGACACTTCCACCTAGCGCGGGTATTGGCTGTAATCCAGCCGGTGCTTGCGGGGCAGCTTGCGTATCCGCCATAATTTTTTATTCCTTTATCAGATGTGTGGGTGTTGCTTGTCCATTATCTTAGCCATGTGTCCAGTTTCTACTATGGAGTTTATATGACCATGAATACGACCAAGCAGTCGCATTGCAAGCCAGATTGATTCTCTGGCCTCCAAATCTGTTGAACCACTGTGATTCCAACGGTTCATTAAATCTTCTTTCAGTACATCAAATGCTTCATTCAACAACGGGTCGTTTATAAGCGATTGCGCTCTTCGTTCCCTTTCTTCTGGTGTCATGTTCTACCTATAGGTTACCAAGTTGGGTCTGGATTAGATTTACCTTTAGCGCGTATTGAAGCGCCCATCTTGCGCCTACGCTTATGACCCTCTTCATATCGTTTTTCAGATTTAACAACAGGGCGCGGCCTTACCCCCCCTTTATTTTTTCTATATTCGATCTTCAAACCCATTACGTTCTCCCTATAGCTACGGCGCGTTTCTGCTCACGCTCAATGTTAATTTCCTGTTGCTTCAAGCTGGCGTCTACCTGTAACTTCTGGTATTCCTGCTGAATCTTCTGAGCCTTGATCTGAACCTCTGCGGCTTTGATCTTCAACTCTTCCTGTTTAACCTGAGCCTCCATAATCTTAGTCTGCTGCTCTGGGTCTTGCTCCTCTTCTTGCGGGGGCATCTGTGAGGGGTCAGTCAAGTAGTCATCGACATTCTGGAATCCCATAGCCTTAACAAGAGATGCGCCAAGATTGTACATATTCTGTACGCTTACTATGGGTAGACCACCCTTCATAGCTTCTCCAGCGAAAGATAGCATCTGGGATAGATGCATCATCTGCTGATCCTTATTACCGCTTCCTAGAGCAACGCTGACAGTGCAATCAAAATTTCCTCGCCAGACATCAGGTCTAACAGGAACCCATTCATTGCGTAAGCGTATTACTCGCTCTCTATCCTGATTCTTATGTAGAAGTTCGTAAATACACATCATCAAGTCTTTAACGCCAGTCTCAGCAAAGTTACGGGCAATTAGCTCGACTCTACTTTGAGCGGCTCCCATAACGGCGTTGACGGCGGTAGCTGTGGTGTGTGATGTTAGGGCATTCTCATCAAGCCCCTGTGACATCTTAGATACACCGGCCCTAGCTTCCCTTACACCGTCGAGATACTCAAGCATCTGGAATGAGTAGGGTTCAAGGGCGGGAGTAGCCAAGGGGGTAACAGCATTGGGGGATTTGACCCTGACTACGCCGCCCGGTCTTTGTGTCAACAGATCGTCTAAGTTAGCCTGTCCCTCAAGGACAGCATAGCGACCAAAGTTCTGGTTGTACATATTATCCATGAGATTACGCATGAGCGTACTCTTCATTAGCTGAAGGTCCATGACAAGGTCAGCAACAGAAAGACCAAAGAACTTATGGGGAATCTTTACTGGAGTAATGGAAACAAAAGGAATTCTATCTATCGCATCATTCTGTAGAATTTTATTCCCTACACTGCATATCTTTCTAAGTTCTGTAATTCCATCATCATCATAATCAGTTCTGAGAAAGGATTCGTATAACCAGTACGTTCTTAAACCTTCCTCTTCCCCAAATCCAGCATCCCCCCAACCTTCCCAATACGTTGCAGATTTATCATAGGCATATCTTTCTAATCTCTCTGAAGAGAAGGAGGCCATATCGTCTCCACCACCACCCAAATCTTCTGGTCCTAAATCTTCATCAGGATACATTTCCCGCAACTCTGATAAAGTCTTTAATACTCGGTGACATACGAATCGAGAATCCTGTATATTCTTAGATTCTCTAGCAATAAGAAATTCAGAAGGTGGAATATTCTCTATCTTTATTCGACCATCATAACTCTTTCTTTTTATTACTAAATCATGGTAAGGCTGTTCACCAGTGGTCACTTCTGTATGCTCTATAACCTCTACACTATCATCTGATATAAGAGCCATAAGAGATACTTCATCTAGATTATGATACTCCTCTCTCTCTTCTTCCTCATACTCATCCCACCAGACTTTTACTATTCCGTTCTTTGATAGCAAAGCATCCGTAAACCAAGAATACATAATCTCCCAGCCCGGATTGTCTTTTGTAAAAACGTAATTAACGTAGTCTGTAGCCTGTTTAGCCATATCTACATCTTCCGGGCCGTGAGGACTAAATTTAACCATCTCATCGCCGGAGGCAAACACTCTCATAAGGGAGGGTTTAATCCATTCAATGGTATCCTGTACGGTGGAGTCTACATACTGGCTTCTGCCCTCTATCTCGTTACCAAAGGGTAAACCATAGTAGTACGACATAGCTTGCTCTCTTTGGTGGGAGATAGTATCGCCCATATAACCAAGAGAACCCGTAACCTCGCTACGGATTCTAGTGATTAGTTCTTCGTCAGTGATTTTTTCTTTAGCCATTAAACAATTCCATAGTTCCTATATTCTACATCTGCTGTCCATGATGGATCTTCCCCGGCTACAGCAAATCGTTGGGACTGAAACGCATATCGAGTCGCACTTAAAAGGTCATCCCTTAAAGGAACTACCTTGCCGTCCTTTCTGTGGTACATTCTGAACTCTTCAAACCAGTCTCCAAGAGTGTTGAATACTTTAAACTTCTTAGCTTCTATTTTCTGTAGCATCGCCATCAAACCCTCTTCTATGGAGTTTGATCCTTTGTTATTCCCCAGAGCGGGCGGGTTAGTGAAATGCTCTAACATAAAGTTACAGCCTAAGTTCCTGTACTGATCAGCCAGTCCTGGGTTTCCCATACTGTCCCTGCGATTTCCGTCATGTGGGTAGGCTATGGGAATAAAATGCGGCCTCATTCGTATATTTTGCGCATGAACCGTAGGACTTGCTTTGGAAGCTCTGTAGCAGTCGTAGATATAAAAGGTTTCGCTCTCGTTGTCTACAGCACACCAAACCATTGCTGTTGGGTGATCCCAACCAAAATCTATAGCGGCTATTCTCGGCCAATGATCTTCTAACTTTATTGGGTCGATCATTATATCTTCTTCTGATACAGGGAAGACAAGGCCTGAGCCGATAGATGGTCTTCCGTATCGTCGCATCTCCCTCTCATGCGGGGAGTATGCTGAGAGAATCTGGGTCATCACAATTTCAGATAGATGTCCTGGTTCGCCATTCATGGACATAATGCGCTCAGACGCATCGTCCCATGTAGCGTTGGTTAGGGACTGCCCCGGTTGAATACGGTTCATAAAGGAAGCTACAGTTTCTGTCATTCCATTTTCAGGCGTGAATGTCATGTAAACCATACCTCGTCTATCTAGCGTCCTCGTCACCGCTTGGCTATATAGCTCTCGGCTAGGCTCTTCATCCAACCAGACACAATCTACTGATCTACCCTGCCACTTCTCTACGCCCATCTCATAGGCCTTGAAGAATAAAGAAGAGTTCCCTCCGCTAACGTGCCTGATTAGGGCGACCGATTTGGCGTTAGGGACGCCGGGTTTGCGTTCGGTTTTTACTATTGTTTTTTTAGGCACTGCGCCTGAACCAAAGGCTTCCGGGTCATCTGGGGAACCCAATAACTCTGCCTGTACAATGTCTCTTGTTGTCTCGTTTGATACCCCACCACACCATGCGGTAATGGGCTGGGTGTACCTACGGCCATTCCACCACTTGGGATATAGCCCAGTAAGGTGGTATGCAACCTCTGCGGCACCACAATAGGATTTCCCTATTCGGTTAGCAGCCATCAATAGTCGCTGATTACATTCTGCTCCAGTTTCGTGGAACGCTAGTTGGTACGGGTAGGGATCGTAGAAGTCGATCTTATTAAACCTTTCTCTCTGCCTAATCTCCCTAGCTATCTCTACCGCTTGTTCTAGCTCTGATCTTGTATGCGCTCTTTCTATATCTTTGCTCAGATACTTCAACCCCGTTTTTGGCTGGCTTTGATTGCTTTCATTTGTTTTAATGCATCACTTCTTTTGGAATAACACTTGCCGGATTTGCCCCACTTCCAGCCTGATCCACCACCTTTTAGTTTGCATTTTTGTATTGGCATTCTATAAACTCATTATTGAGGTTCCGGGTGGAAATTTGCGTAGCTGCTTCTGTTCTTCAGATAACATCCTACCCGGTATTTTATTTGACTTTTGTATATTCTCTAATAAGGAGACAAGTCTAAGCTTTCCCTTACTATCTGTAATATTTTTCCACGTTGTAAGGCCAGACCCTAACTGATACGGATTTCTACCCCTAACAGCAACTCCATGTCTAGGGTAATAATGATCTATAGTCATTCGATATATGAGTGGGGTTCCTTCCTGTATCTCCTTTAATTTTACAGGAAATAATTGTTTCTTAATTTTTTCTATCTCTTCTTTTGTAAGGTTAAATCCACCACCCCTTTTAGCATCTTCCCTACTCATATTCTCTATTACACTTCTAACTCGATCCCTCGCCATATTTCTTTGCACTTTCTCTGGAAGATTCTCTGTTCCAGATTTCTCTATCATTTCTCTTCTTGCAGCAGCTTCTGTGGATTTCTTTTGTGTGTTGCGAGACAATACTTTTATTCGCCACTCGTCATCCGTCCAATACTTATACTTATACCTTAAATTATCTTTATATTTAGGATTAGAAGGATCAGGTAATTTTATTCCTAACCCCTTCAAAACATCTTCTTTTTCCTTTCTTTTAATAGGGTCAAAACCAATCTCCGCAGAATTCGCCGCATCCCAATCATAACTACCATACTTTTCTGGTTCCTTCATCTGCCTAACACTATTAACCTGAACGCCGGATTTATATCCCATATCTTTAAGTTTTCTTGACATAAACTCTTTTATTGGAACAGCAGTCTTTAAGCCCAATTTTCCAGCTTGCTCTAATAGCTTTTTCATGGTTTCGCTCTTTAGAGGTAATGCCGCCACACTTCCCGCTATACCAGCTAACTTAGTGCCAGCCCCAGTGCCAGGAAACCACTCTAACGCACTCCATACTGGTGTGCTAGAAGCTATAGCATCCTTAGAGATCATTGGGTTTCGAGCGCCTAAATCCCTATAAGATTGTTCTGTTGCATCAGCCATTTGTGGTTTGGCGGCAGACCATTTAGAGTATGGGTTTAATCTACTTTCTAATAGATATTCAGAACGCTTATCTTTTTTTCGTCTAGTTGATAATATACCTTCTACAGTATCATCTAGATCAATATTTAAATCCTCATACGGATCAAACAAACTAGCCACATCAGTTTACCAGATCAGGTATTTCCGATATGGAGCTAGACCCTGTTAAGGCCTCCAGTTCTCTCTTGAGTTCATCAGTAGATGCAGTCTCCACATGGGAAATCTCTGTATGGACCTTCTCGGTCGGTTTGAGG